CTGCTCCACGGACTTGAAGACCAACATCGGCGGCTGTTGTGTTCGTAATTCTAGCCATGTAGCCAGTTGCGACTGTGCTGCCGATAGTTGTACGACCTGCAAAATAGTTAGTAGCAGTTCCAACCGCGTAGAAGTTCCAGACTCCAGTTGCACTCGCTAAAGCGCTATAAAATCCATAGTTATTTGTAGCGCCAGTTAAAGAAGAGCCTGCGTTAAAACCAAATTGGTTGGTGACTGTTGCGCTTGCTCCCTTAGTGCCTTGGGCTGCTCCGTAGTGAGTCCATGAGGCTAATGTGAATGCACTATCTACTACAGAAGGGAATGTTGAAAACATTTGAGCAGAAGTCGTAACATCTGACTGGATCTGATTGTTTACATATACTCCGAAAGAAGTAACAGCTCCTGTGACTGATTTTGCAATTCTTAGGGTAGTTCCCGCCGAAGGTGTGCCGCCAAAACCAGCATTACCATTTGAGTCAATTTCTAGGCGCTTAGTTGTATTGCTGCTAAAGGCTATTGAGTTGGTACCGTTTAGATAAATACCGTTTGCAGGAACTGTTGAGCCTGTGACGATAAAGGCTGTTGCAGTTTGTGCGGCTGAGAAAACATTAGCGGCGGTTAAATCAAGTGCTACTGTAGGGACTGGACCACTTGGGCTAGTGATGCTAACGCCTGATCCTGCCGTTAAAGCAGTTAGATCGCCTGTAGCGCCCACCCAAGCGGAGCCATCATAGACTTCTAGGGAATTAGTGTCTTTGAGGTAAGTAACCATTCCTTCAGCAAGAACGGCTGTTAAAGCCGTTGTGCGCGCTGAAGCATCAGCAAAGACCATAACGGTCTGCTCCATGAAATAGTTATCAACATCGGCGGCTGTTAAAATATCGCCTGTGTTAAAGTTCTTGTAACCTGCTCCAGCCATTTTTTCTCCTAATACGCCAATACTGAGGTACCGATTATACCTTGAACTTCGCTGTTAAGAGTGAAGCCATCAGTTATCGATTCGAGTGTAGTTATCGTGACTTGCATTTGACTTGGCGATATTGTCCATGCAAAGCCTTGAGCCTGTAGTGTTTTGACGATTGTCGAGCCGTCGGGTTGAACATTGGTTATCTTAAGCGGAGTGAAATAATCGATTCCAAGGACTGTGCCGGTCGGTACAGCCGTATCTAAAAGATCGACCGTCATGGCATCGATGCGGATAGTAGTTTCTTGGCGTGTGGCAACATAGATCCGAGCGATATTTAGGGCATCAGCATCAGTCTCGCAGACTAGATTTGCTTCATCGGATCTGTGCAAGAAGTATTTGATAATTGAGTTAGCGTTCTCTGCTATCTGCTGAGTGCCGTCTAAACGAGTAATTCCAACCGAGTTTATGATCAACTTATCATCAAAGGCATAGACTAGATTTTTGTATGGAATCCCAGTAGTCTGATTAAACTCAATAGGAGTGTCACTAGCTGATTCGATAGTATTTGATCTGTTCTTAAATATGGCGGTGCCAGAGCCATCTATGTAAAAGGCTCCCTGCTCAGAAAAGGCCACATTGAGCAAGGCATCAAGGGAAGTTCGAGCGGTGGCAGGATCTGCAATACAGGTAGTAGCGCCTGTATCGATCGTCCTCATATTGCTAGGCCAGTTAACCTGATCTAATATCTTATTGGTTCTAGTGCCGGTATTCTGTCCAGCCGCAGAGTCCGCGACCGTAGTAACTGTTGCCTGTTGCATAAGTCTAAAGGCATCTGCGCACACAATATCAACATATCCAGTTTCCTGACCTTGAGGATATGTATAGCGGTACTCTGTTGTGTAGCCTGAGTAGAGAAAATATGAAGTGCCCGAAAAGGTGGCGGCTACGCGTATCTTACGGAGCGGAGTTAAATACCCATAATAAGGACTGTTAACATTCTGTGGGTTAAAATAGGATAAAGGGTCTAGAACTCTAATAGTTGCTAGACCAGCCTCATATTGATCGCGCATGATATTGCGCCCACGATTTATAGTTATTGAATAAACATCTGGAGTTAAGTCGATGACTGGCTCAGGTACCGCAGAACCAGCAAGTACGCCAGTATCTAAAAGACCATACTTGGGATCTGACAGAGTAAAAGGAAACCCGAAAGTTGGACCCAGCGAGAAGTCAAAGCTGACGGTTATCTGTGCAGGTAATGCCATTATCTAAAAGAACTTTCAAGTCGCTCTAAGGCTAGGATCTTGCCAGATAGATAGTTATTGGTTTGAACCTTAGTAATTGCTCCAGCCATTTCCTGACCATCAAGAGTAACGATCACGCTTACATCTGGCGCTGTGTTCTGTCCATAAGTAAAGTTACCCTGTGAGCCTGTTTCTAACGGATAAATACCTTGAGGATTACCCATAGCCGCCGGAACATTAGTAGCGACTGCGCCTGGTTGTACGCTGGCAATAGCGCGAACCTGCGCTTCTAACATGTCTAAATAAGACTTCCATGCTGTAAAAGGGTTCTTAGCATCTGGAAGGTTTTTAAGATAAGCCGCTAGTTCAGTTGATAAGCCCTGAGATTTAGCAAGTTCACCAGCTAGTTTAGAAGCCTCAGAAGTATTGCCTGTAAGGATCGCTAATTGCAGTTCTAGGCGAGTTCTTTCTTCATCGGTAATCTTGCCTTTAAGGGCTGCGATAATTCCTGCTTGCTGAATATCGAATAGAGTTCCAGCCTTTTGAAGCGCAGTTTGTTCTTTGATTGCGGCGGTATTTTTCTTGGTTAATACGTTTTGTTCTTTGGCTCGTTTGGCTGCTGCTTTGTCTGCTGCTGCCTTCTTAAGTTCTGCTGAGATTGCTGGAGTTATGCCAGAGCGATCTGGTGTAGTTCTGCCTAAAATTAAATCTGTTGCAGAGCCAGGTTTACCCTGCGCGAATAAAGCAATAACACCAAGATTAGTGCCAACTAATTTGATCAGATAGGCAAGGGCTTTAGAACTGCCTTCGATGGCTTTAGTAAAGTTATCAAAGCCACCTTCACCGCCGCCGCCTGTTGCGGCTAGAGCCTCAAATAAACCTTGTCCGATTGCTTCTTTTGCGTTGTTTGTAGCAACTGTTAACTTATTCATCTTGCCTGTGTAGGTATCAGCTGCTAAAGACGCTTGACCCTCAAATAAAACCGCTAGTCGTGCTTGGATCTGTTCAAAGGACGATGAAGTTAACTCGGCTTTAGATAGACCAACGCCCAATCGACCAAGTGCTTGAGTCTGACCTAAGAAGCCTTTTTGCAGACTTTGTGAGACTTGGGTAAGACTCTTGCCAGTACCGGCGGATATATCTAGTGCAAGGCTAAGCAACTTCTGAGACTTAGTAATATCTCCAGTTGCTCTAAGCAATCGATCCATCGCGGGACGAAGTTCATCATCAAGGACGCCAGTTTGTTTTTCAAGATTTGAAATATAGTCATTTACGATCTGGGCATTATTACCAAAGCCCAGTCCTAAATTGTTAAGAGTCTGACCTAATACTTTGGCGGCTTTATCGTCCTCTGCAAATGCTTTAGCTGCTGCTCCAGCACCTCTTGCTAATTTCTGAATGCCATATAAACCTAAGTAAGACTTGGCAAGATTATTGACTTGTCTAGTAAGTGCAGAAGTTGCTGTATCGGCTTGCTTAAAGGCTTTAGCACCAACGAACTCCGATGCAATATCAACTCTTAGTTTTTCATTCATTTTTATGCACCAGTCCTAGCATTAAACTTATTGGCAGACTTAAAGATTGCCTGAAGGACTGCGCCCTTCGCCTTGCCTTGATCCTGAGCATAGGCTCTAAACATTGCTCGACCAGTCATCTTTTGACCTTGACCAACAAGTTGTCCGTCTAATCTTGGAGTAAAGCGACCACTAATGCCAGACTTGCGACCCGCTGTTTCATAGATTGCACCCGCGGCAGACTTGTTAAGAATAGATACCAAAGCCTTAAAGCCTGATCGATTAACTTTGCTAGGAGTTGTCTTGTATCCAATGCCACGCTTTGCAATGGCAGAGTCAAATGCTGCGCGTTCCCACGCACCTTTCTGATTGGCAACTAACCAGCCAGAAGGTACTTGATCATTAGAAGGAATAAACCCGCGAGCATTTTTAACAACTGGCTTTAAGAAGTTGGCCAATTCCTTTTGTGTTTCTTTTGCTAGATCAGGAGTAAATTGCTTAAGAGCCTTACGAAGGTTACTTGCGCCTTGAACGCTTGTAGGCATCGTCTTGCTCCTTCGCTCTGTCCTTCAGGGCTTGAAGTAAAGTCCTGAACATTGTGTGATCTAGTTC